TGATTATCAATTTCCCAATACTGAAATTGACTTTCCATGTACTCTCTGCGATGAGTATCATTATCAAGGTTTAACCATAAAATGGGAGGTAAACCATTTAATTTAAAACAAGATTTGTTTTTATCAAGTGTCAAATTACTGTCCATGATTCTGGAATTAGATCTTTAGTGTTGTGTTGACTATATGCGGGACCGAACCACATCTTGGGTGCGATTACTTTCTTGTTTGGATTTTTTTGCAACCAAGCGCCCCACCAAGACAAGGAACTATTGGCAATGATTGCATGAGAGCACAAAGACATTATGCACAAGTCCACATAAGGAACCAATGCACCATCATCATACTTATCCTCTGGTTCAGAGAACATAAAACGATCAGGTTTAAAAATATCTTGTTCTTTACACCAATCAATAGAATCAGAAAAAACCAGTACAGGCATATCTTCTGGAAAATGCTTTAGTGCTTCTTCATAATACTCTAGTGGTTGAACAGGATGTTGATCTGAGCAATTCACATACGCCCACTTAAATCCACGCTTGTCTGCAAGATTTGGATCACCTCTACGAACATGTAAGAATGCCACTTCTTGACCTTCAAACTGACTCATGAACTCAGTACAAGGTCCAAGCCACTCAGACCTAAAAGTATAATCCTCTCTGATCTCACTTTCAACATGCTTGAAATATTTTTCAGTTTGAAAGAATCCATTCAAACTTACATGATCTGGACAAAGAGTAAATAATTCTTCGTCAAAATGAAATTGTCTTTCTTGAACAAGTGGAGCGTTTCCATTATTTAAAAACTGAACACTATCAACATTCGTCATTTCAAATGCTTCAAATAAACCATAGTTATCAATTTGAAAATCAGGTCTATTTGCTGGAGGAATGCAATACTCAACTCCTAGTTTTCTGGCAATACCTTTTGTTGAAGCATGTTGGAACATTTGATTTCCCAACCTACCCATTGTTCCAATATGATTAAATCCAATCATGTTTCATTTCCTCAAATACTTTTGCGATTCCTTTATCAAGTGAAGTTTTAGGCATCCACCACCCAGTGATGTATGTATCTGCTTCGTTTCTCTTATCCATTTGGACGCTATCTTTAGCGATACCTGGTTTTATTTTTACATCATACTTGCCAATTAAATTGAATTGACCCTGAATCATTTCAGCAACAGATTTAATTGAATCATTTCTAAACGAAGTAATATGCAATGGATCTGTTGGTTTGAAGTTATCATAACAGTTCATTACTGTTTCCAAACCTTCGCAGCAATCTTCCGCGTAAAGGAACTGCCTTTCTTCAGTTCCATCCGTAAGCATTTCAAACTCACCTTCTTCAAATCCCTTGCGAATAAGATCAGTAATCACATGAGATTTTTCAGCATCTTTTTCTACACCATAAACATTCCAAAACTTAACAGTTAGTCCACCTAAAGTTTGAGTGTAAAGTTCCCCAACTCTTTTCAAAACTCCATATGGAGAATGACTCATGTTGCTCATTTGGGATGATGCAAATACAAATGGTTTACGATATTCAGCAAGATACTGAAATACGTTTGCCATAAGTCTAATATTATTATTGATAAAGTCATAGGTATGCTGATACTTTTTCAGATACCTAGATCCGCCAACATCAAATGCAAGAAAGAAAACGAAGTCAGCAACACGAATGTCGTGCATTAGTTTACTATTCGGAATCTTAGTAAGATCCTCTTCCTCACCATTTACAATATCAAACTCCGAAACTTCATGACCTTTCTCACGAAGATATTCTGTCAGATAAGCACCAATCTGACCACTAGATCCAAGAATTAATATTTTTTTCATTTTAATATTTGCATTCTACGGTTTTTAACATAGTCCTGTTTTTCATAATACTGCACTAATTGCGTTTTGTCAAATGTCTTGATTGTATTCCAGAGAACCCAATTATTATTAAAATTTGGATTGCTGAACCAAGAGTTATATGTCCGACCATGTTCTAAATGATAAACATAATCATCAACTCTGGCAATGCGTCTCCCAAGACAACTCATTCGATAATAAAACTCATCATCTTCACAACCCCAAGAAACGAAGTTTTCATTCATCATGTAAGAATCAATATAAGTTTGACGATCAATAAATTGCGTCCAACCGATAGTTGAGTTTGATAAGGTCTTATTTTTATTCAATACACTAATATCTAGTTGACTTATAAAAGTCTCAAAAATTTCACTATTATATTCTGCTTTCCATTGATAAACTCCACACCCATAAGGATAAACAACATCAGCTTGCCCCCTATCAATCAATTCGTATGCTTTACGATAAGATGAAATTGGCAAAATACAATCAGCATCATAGTTTGCAACAACTTTAGTATCAGCAGCAAGAATTAAATCATTTAAAACTTTACTTTTACAAAAAAGATTATCATTAGTTTCCTCAAAAATATAATCTAGATTAGAAGTATCAACATGTTTTTTGATTTCAGGTAAAGCTCTAAATTTAAATGTTGCATGTGAAGAAACTTCTTTTACAAGAACCTTTGCTGGAATATGTTTTAGCAAATAAGAAACAGAAGATATAATATTTCTCAATCTATCTTCTGTTTCAATTCTTGTTGGAATAATAAATGTTAAATCCATCATAGTTCATTTTCGGAGGCAGTATACTCTTTATCAATAAACTCATCTGGAAGATGTCCTCTAATCCACCCATCAGGATATAAATCTTTAAGGTCCCTATAGCAATCATGTTGATCCGTGAAGAACGGACCAAAGTAAGGATGCTGATAAACCGTAGAATACTTTTTATTTTTCTGCAACCAAGATCCCCACCAACCATAGGTACTATTTGGAAAAATGGATCCATTACACAAACTCATAAGACAGAGATCAATCCAAGGAGATAGACTATATTCCATCTTCCCCCTACCATTCCAAACAGCCTGAGTCGAATATTCCCTTTCTTCTGATATAAAGAATCTATCACCTTTAAATAAATTCTGTTCTTGCACCCAATCCAACTTATCAGTCAAAACTAAAACTGGAACGTCATCTGAGAAATTTTCCTTGAGCATTTTTTCATACCACTCAATTCCAGCTACTGGATATTGATGTGGTCTGCCTGTAGCATCTGCTCTTCTTACGTGGAGAAAAATAATATTATCATCAAATTGCGATATAAATTCCTTGCAAGGTTCGTAGATATCATCTACAAACTCAAAATCTTCCCTAATCTCAGTTTCAATATGTTTGAAGTATTTTTCAGATTGCCTAAATCCCTCAAGATTTATATTATCAGGACAGTTCTCAAAAAGTTCTTCATCAAAGTCGTGAGAAGGTTCATCATAAATTGGATATTCTGCTGGAACAAATCCAATATTATTTTCTTTCACGTGGGGTAATTTGAATCCATCCATTAAGACATATTCTGCCATTTGATAGGTTTGCCTATCTCTTGGTGGAATGCACCAATCATATCCATGCTTTGCTGCAATGCCTCTTAATGAAGCATACTGGAACATTTGGTTTGCCAGGCGTCCATTAATACCCAGTCTGTTGTATCCGATCATTTATTCAACACATCCAAAATTTTAATAATTTGCTTTTTAGATCCAATTGTTATTCTAACACAGTTATCTAAGTTTTGAAAAGAACTTCTATCTCTAATAAGAATTTTATTCTCTTTCATTTTATTTAACACAGTTTTAGAATCGGGAGTTTTGACTAAAACAAAGTTTGCAAAACTTTCCACTGCACTATATTGATTTGGTAGATTATCCATGAAAAATTTTTTAGCATCATTCATTTCAGAAATGCAAAACTCCAAATAATCTAAATCATTTAAACATGCAACACCGCAAAGTTGTGCAAGAGCATTTACGGACTTACCATTTCTAAACTTTCTAAGATGTGCAAGTAGATCTGGGTGAGCAATGATATATCCTAAACGAAGAGCTGCAAGACCAAATGCTTTTGAAAAAGTTCTAGTTACGATTAAATTTTTATTTGTTGCAACTAAATGACAGCAAGATTGTTTAGCAAATTCATAATAAGCTTCATCAATAACAAATAAAACATCTGGTAGAGATGTAATCAATTTTTCAATCTCTTTAGGGTTCAACAACTTACCAGTAGGATTATTTGGATTTACAAGATAAACAACATCAGCATATTTGCAATGGTCAAAATTATATCGGTGTTTCCCTAAAGGATCCTCAATTTGAACCCTCTCGTAGTTATCAGTGCTTGTAGTAATGAAAGTATCTACTTGAGTATAAGAAGGTTGGTAAGATAATACCTGAGTATCTTTGTCCACAAAGACTGTAAAAATATCCCTTAAAGCATCGTCAGATCCATTATAAACTTCAATAAAATCTTCTGAGACAGAAGTATATCTGGAAAGATTTTCCTTCAATTTTGAAGTTGCAACATCTGGATATCTTTCATAACGATAGAATCTTTTAACAACATCAAAAACTTTATTTGATGGAGGAAACTCAGATTCATTCCAATCAAAACATTCCCAGTCGGAAGAAAGATTTCTTCTTCCACCAACATTATATTCTTCAAGTTTTTTAATAGATTCTCTAACTTTAATCATTACGAAAGAACTCCCCAAAAATCAATGAACACTTTATTAGATGTATCAAGAGAAGCAAATGACTTATTAGGATGCATAATAATAATTGCGTCAGATTTATCTACACATTGCTGTGCAGAATCACATTTGATTACAAAATCTAATAGACCATTTAAATTATCATATGTTTGCGGAAGTTCATCATAAACAAAAACTCCAACTCCTTTATTTGCAAGTTTTTCAATTAATCTAACTGAAGGAGATCCTATGGTGACTGGGGATGCTGGTTTAAACGATAGACCAAGAATACCAACATTTTTATATCCACTACATTTTCTCAGTAAATCTTCATGAAGACTTTCATTCACTTCGTCAGCAAATTTAAGATGCTTTGCTTCTTTGCCTCTGTTCTCTGCAAATTTAATAAAAGCAGAAGTATCTCTAGGAAAACATGTTCCACCATATGGAGTTCCATATCCAAAGAAGTATGGAGAAATTCTTTTATCTAATCCTATGGTCTCGGTAATGTTATGCACATTTACATTGTCCATACCATCACAAAGTTGACCTAGAAAATTTGCAAAGGTGATCTTATTAACAATAAATGCGTTCAAAGCGACCTTGGCAATCTCTGCCTCTTCCAATGAAAGAATTTTTTTAGGCGCATTATTGGTGTGGAACTTAGACCAAATAGTTTGTGTCTGAGAAATGTCCCGACTATTATTAGCTCCGATTAGGAAAAACTCAGGATTCAAAAAGTCTTTAATTACATTACCAAGTTTTACAAAGTCTGGAACATAAGAAAATCCAAATCCTTGACCATACTTTCTACCAGAAATTTTCTCAACCAAATGAATCAATTTATTAATTGTTCCTGGAAGAACAGTCGATGAAAGAACAATCAAATGATATTCTTTTTTACTTTTTTTCAAATTAACAGATAAATCTGTAAGAGCAGACTCAACAAATTCTGCAGAATATCCACTATCTCCAAGTTGAGTATTCACCAAAATAATTGATGCATCTGTTTCTTCCACAGCTCTGGCATATGAATCGGTAAATCCAATAAAGTTTTTGTGTGGAAAGATATCAGATAATCCTGGTTCATAAAAAGGAAGTTCTTGATTATTCAATTTCTCAAGAATATATTCATTTTTATCTACGCCCAGAATTTTATTTCCACTCTTTGCCAGGCAACAAGCAAGAGGTAATCCTAATTTTCCCAGTCCAACAAAACTAACATTCATACGTTCACCTCATTGATAATGCTTCTGATTTTGTTTGTTTTTAAATCCCTCTTTATTTCATCAACTCGATTGATTGTATAATTCATTTCACCTAGACGAGAAGATAGTCCCTCTATTATATCACTTTTTATATCATCACCGCAATCAGAATTCTGGACATAGTTGAAAACAATGTCTCTTCCAGATTTCTGAATGATCTGAAACATTTTAATCGCTGGCATTTTTTTATCAATCCAACTATAAAAATTAACACCAGGTAATCTTGATCCACTAGCAGAAACTAGAATATCACTGCTTCGCCCATTAATTTCTTTAACTACACCATCCTCCAAAACAAAAGTATCTTCTGTCCGATAACGAATGAATGGCATGTAATAGTTTAAAAATCCAGTAGCAATCAATCCAAAAGTTCCATCCCCATTATCATAAAACTCATCAACACCATATTCATAGTTTTGATTATAATCTCTAGACCATTCCGTTTGATGCATGAAGGATACTTTTTCCATCTGACCATAATGACCACATGGAATAATACCAAGAACATCGACTACTTTATCATACCACTGATTTAACATTTTTTCTGAAGTCACGTGAATTTTTTTCACATTCTTTAAATGTAAGTTATTTTCTTCACATAAACAGGCAAGAATGTAAGCAGACGATGGATACGTGCATATTGTTTGATAATTGCCAGAATTAATTTTATCAATATACAGTTTGATTGTTTGAGAATTTAAATGATAAGCAGACATGTATAAACGTTTAAGTTCATGATCGTAATACCACAGAGGTGAATCACTATCTTTTGGAACATAACGCCTCAACCAAACACTGGGAGTATCGTACATTTTTGCCCCGTGTTCAAGATATGCTCTCATATTAAAAGCAGCTTCTTTTTTGAGAGTGTCATCATCAACAAAAAATTCTAGTTTATCGCCACTAGATCCACTTGTTGTGATTGGATATGCACGATCAAGTTTTCTATTATCGGCAATTAAACGATCACGATTTTCAATAATAATCTTTTTAGTCAAGACTGGAAAATTTTTTAAGTCTTCAACTGTTTTGAAATCTCTTGGATCCCATTTATTTTCAATAAAAATATCCCTATAATATGGAACATTATCATAACAATATGATAACAAAGATTTTAGTTCCAACAACTGATAAGATTTTTTTTCTTCTTCATTCCATTTGGAACTATGAAGCAAAAAATCAAGTGTTTCCTTATATACTTTCCCATACCTTTTATGAAAAGGTACAAGATTGTAATAGGACCACTTGATAAGGTTGGGTGATTTTTTAACAATTCTGCTAATACTTCCCATTAAAAAAATCCTCGCTATTTACTGCTTTATCATCAATATAATAATCTGCGGCATACTTTACACCAGTTCTTAATGTGTGAAATTTAAGTCCCCAAGAACGAAGTTGATCAAAAGTTTTTTCATAGTGATTAATTTTTGAATTACAACCTCTAGCAGTCTCAATAATAATTGTATGACCTTCTTCCCAAAGTTGATTTACTTTTTCAATTCTATCATAGTAAGGAGTAGCTTCAAAATATTTCCAATTATTATTTTCACCCCTTACAATATTGCAAAGAGTATGATCTAAATCAAAAACATAAATCATTTACCAAACTTTTCCTTTAAATAATTTTCCCAGATGTAGTCTTCAAGAACTTCCATTTTTTTAGCTCTCTCCAAGTTATCTTTGATTGCATCCATTTTACTATAATACAATTCATCAGAAATATAAAATTCATCAGAAATTGTTATAATACCATCCATATTAAAATGCTCACCAATAGTGGGATCACCCAAGTAAATGGGAATCGTTCCTGTAGCAAAACAATCTAAAATTTTCTCTGTGAAGTATCCAGGAACTTCACAGTTCTCCATTGCGATAGAGAACATATAATCACAAAGTCCTTCTTCTTTCCAATCGATCCACTTAAAACCATTTCCAAAATGATCTACTTGATCTCTGAACTTTTCAACATATTCCAATCTTTTCTTATGACCCTCACACATTACTTTGTTTGAAGTAATCATAGAAATCATCTTAGACTTGTCATAGATTTTTGGATCACGAATCCAAAATCCTTGAGCAGGAACCCACTTAAACTGAGGGCTCAACTTCAGTAGTTCTTTTTCAAAAACAAAAATGTACTCAAACTTTTCTAAGAAAGCATCCAGATTATCTCGAAGAAATTGGAAAAGATCTGGAACAATAGGTTTGGATTCCAAAAACCAAGCGTATTTGATTTCATCAGAATCATCATTAAAGGCTTCTGGGATTCTACGATCAGTGTAGAATTTTGCTACTCCACTACCATTAGTGACCCACTCAATATACTTTGATTCTTTAGCATGAACGGAATACCCCTTGTTTGGAATTGGTAGTCTACCGCCATCCAAATGTGAAAACGTACTATCAACTAAATTAAATTTTACTCTTTCAGTCACAACTAGTCTCCTTTTTACTGATTTTCATAAATCCAATTGGGATTCCTATACACAAGATTTATTTCATTATGAAAAGTCTGCTCTTGATTAGGATGTCTCCTTTGATACATATGAATCTCATTATTGTGGCAATATTTGTCAATCAAATAACAAATACATGTGCCAACTGTATGAATTTCCGAGGCATTTTCAAATGCCTTAATCCAATCAAATACATTGAATCCATTTAACTTATCTTGCTGAAGACTCATTACATGAACCTTTTTATCAGTTTCTACAGTAAAGTTATCTGAGTCATCAGGATCTGTACCGAAAGCACGATTAAGAATTACATAATCACCAGTAAGTCCATAAGTCTCAATTAACTTATTTTCTCTCTCTTCATTCCTAATGATATCAAAAGATTTTCTATAATCGGAAATAGGAGCAGAAATAAAATAATATTTTGCAGCCATTACAGAACATTTTGGAAGATATCTGTCAGCAAAACTAACTGGCAAATAAAGTTCATCTTGAGTTTCATGAATATTAATAGTTCCATAATATCTTTTTAAAGGAAAATTATCCGACTCTCTAACCCAGATTAGATTATCCTTTTTCAAATATTTTACAACTAGATCATAATAAATATCACCCACAGGATAATAAACAGTAAATCCATCGTTGATGATAAGATCAATAAGTCCCTGAAGCCATATAATATCTCCAAGTCCAACAGGTTGATAAATTAAACAGGTTTTATTTTGCATGGTTTAAATAATGCAGATAACATTTTTTAATTGATGTATTAAGACCATCGAGTTCCAAATTCAATTTGGAAAGTTCATAACCAGAAGCAGAATATGATTTTTCATACCCAGGCTCAAAAATATCAATAGGTACTTTATAATCAGATAAATTATTAATCATTTCAGCAACTTCTGAAAGATAATAACTTTTAGAATATACAAGATTGAGTTCTCTTGGTAGATTTATATCTCCAGAAAGATATAAATCCACAACTTTTTTAGTATCATCTATCCCAAAAAGATCCATTAATCTATCTTTAAAGATAACGATTTCTCTTTTATTGATATAGTTTTTAATGTTAACAGTGGTAAACATATCTTTTGGGGACTCTGGACCAAAAACATTAAAAAATCTCAAATTATAAACATGTCTCATTTGACGAGAACGATATGTAATCAAATATTTCGACAGTCCATAATAATCATCAGGAATTAATTTTCCAAAGTCTTTCTCTTCTACATTATCGATATCTTTTTTCCTGCCATATGAAGCACCACTACAGAAATTAATCATAGGGATTGATTGAGATGCTAAACACTCAAACATCATTAGGTTATTGTAAAGATCCTCTGCAGAATCTTGTCGGACTCTACGACCTCCACGAATGGCAGAATGTATAATAAAATCAAATTCTCTATTGCGAAAAAATTGATTTACATTTTCAATACTGGAATAATTAATATCATAACATTGAACGTCATGATTCTCTCTGAGATATGGAATAAGTTCCCTACCAAGAGTTCCTTTATGTCCAGTAAACAAAATTCTCATCGTTTAAGATTAATATAAGATGGCTTATCCGAATAAAGAAATTTTTTAATATCAACTTCTTCTGGGGACTGTGGATGATAAACTTCAATATTTGGAAGTGCTTTTAAGACTTGCAAATCTTCGCAGGCATAATGACTGAATCCACAGGGACCATAATCATCATTGCGTCCACTACCTACAAGTTTAACAGGAATCTGCTCATAATGCAAGTAATTACGAATAAACTCGAATGGGCGATAAAGAAGAAAAGGAGTGATTGAATAGCATACTGGAATCTTTCCTTCTAAGGCAAAACCAACTCCCATACCTATCATGAGTTGTTCTGCGGCACCTGGATTAATAACTCTTTGAGGGAATTCATCACGAAGATGATCAAAAACTTTATATCCAACATCACCAACTAAGAGAACAATATTATCATTTGCTCTCATTTCTTCAGTAAGAAGTTCTTGAAATCTTCTTCTCATAACGATTCAACTGCCTCCAGATATTGCTGTTCTGTAAAATTTGTGTAGTGAGCATCCAATCCAGAAAGACCGAAACTCTCTACAGTTGTTCTAACAAAGTTTACTTTTGGATTAAACGCTTTAATTCTAGTTTCCAAATAATCCAAATCAACTGCATCGTATGCTGCCCAACCGTTTGCATTCACATAGATTTTCAAATTATCAACTTTGCTTTCATGGGAAAATCTAAGTGCTTCCCAAATAGATCCTTCAGCACATTCTCCATCAGAAATCATACAATATACATTGCGATTAGGATTAGCGAGTGCTCTCCCAACAGCGACAGTAATTCCCATACCAAGACTTCCAGTTGAACAATAAATTTTGTCCAACTCGTTTCTTTTGGGATGCTCCCCATACTTATCCAACAACTCTTGTGCATTCAAACCGTAATACTCCTCAAGTATTACATATAATGCAACAACAGCATGTCCATTTGAAAGAATGAAAATATCATCCTCACTCATTTCGCTATAAATTTTGTTTAGAATTTCTAAACAAGAAAAATAACTTCCCAAATGGTGAAGTTTATTTTCATAACAAATGTCAAGTAATCTACGATAAAGTTTTTTCATCAATAAACTAACATACCATCAAATTGAAGTTTTTCTACAGTTTTTCCCCAAGCCTTGAACTGGTCTTGAATCTTATTGAAATTATAACTCATTCTACCACGATCTTCAAAATCATGCACCTCCACATAGATTGCGTCTATTTTCGAAATCGCATCTTCAAATGAAGGTTCAAAAATAACCTCATTCTCAAATCCTTCAATATCCATTTTAACAAATCCAACTTTTGAGTTAAGATTTAAAGAATCAATAAAACTATTTAAAGTTTGAGTTTTTACTTTTACAATCTTTCCACTATGAGGGTCAGTCCTGTGCTGAACAAAGGAGTTCATAGTAGAATTTCTTTCATGAATATAAAAATCACATTCCCCATCTTCTAATCCAATTGCAACCTGGTGTGTTTCTATATTTTGTTTTTGAGTTAAATTAATGACTTCATTCAATAATTCAAAATGAGATGGGGTTGGTTCAACTGCAAAAATTTTCTCAGCAATAGGAGAAACATACAGCGAGAACAAACCAACATTTGCACCTAAATCAATAACATTAAGTTCTTCCTGATCTCGAAGGAAGTAATAAAAGTCATCATTAAATTGATTGATTATAGCAATCGTACAAGAATGTTCAGCAAGTGCATGTTGCTTATAATTCTCAGATGAAGAAAGGTCTATGATATTTCCAGAAATATCAGTAAATTTAAGAACGTCGGTCATGATGTTATTTTGTTAATGTATTCGAAAGTTTCATTTGGAACAACAGTCTTTAACCAATTGTAAAGACCACCATATTTCCTATTTAGTTCGCTGCCGAGACCTCCACCTGCTCGGTGCATAACTTTAATCCACATTGGATTTCCAGTATTTGGATCATCAATATAGAGTCTATCATCTTTTACATAGATTTGACTCCAACTCTCCCAATGATTATTGGGATCATCTCCCCAGGTATTACAAAGTCCATATGAAAGATTTGAAGATATTGGATCAATTATCTCTGTATTATATTTTTCCCAATGAAACAATTGATTTAATGTATCTTGTTCATCACCAAGACCGTGAGCACAAGGATTAACTTCTCTCCTAATACGTGCTGCCTCTTCATTTAGATTTAACCAATCAAACCAAAACTCTTTCCTATTTACACCCACCAGTCCAGCATTAATAAATTTTTGGACTGGTAATGGAGATCCATTTCCAAATGGTTGCAAATGAGCTATTGTGATTCCCCTATGAGATCCTGCCTTATGAAAACTATTGTTGTTTCTAACTCCCACAACATCAGCATCACTCTCAAAAAGTTCATCAAGAGGTCCAGTTACAACACAATCGGCGTCCAAATGAACAACCATGTCATAATCGTCAATAAAAGGTATACATGATGGAGGCATCATCCATACAGGAGTTAACCAAGGATATTGTGCATAGGCTTTTTCTGTCATTTCAGTATTAAAAATGACATGATCTACATCAGGATGAAAATACTTAACTGAGTTTACTAGTCTCTGTATACTCAGAAAATCTGCATAGTCATCTGTACACCATGTAGATATCAGAATTTTTTTAGACATTTTTTTATTGGTATTTGGGAAGTATTTTTTGTTCGTTTATCTGACTATTAGTATACTTGTTAATTTTTGATTTAACATGAAAACGTTCATCATTATTATAATACACATCCCTTGCAAGTTGAACAAATTTTTCATCGAATTGTTTATTCTTTTCACATAGACGAATACTATCTTCAGTATCCCATATTTTTTGATTGACTTCCTGAAGTTCATCAATCATTTCTTGAGGTACATTCAAATCATCAACAATAGGAACAAGATACTCTAATTCTTTGAGGATTTGTTCCGTCTTCAAATCACTATCAGAATTTTTTAATTTGATTTTGAGAATGGTAAGTTTATCAACAATCTCACCATTTGCTACTTCGATTTTCATAACGCTACGAATCCAGGTGTATTATTTTGCCAATGAAGTTGTTGTGTTCCAGGTTGCTGAAATGAACAATGTTTTTCCAAATATCCTTTACCCCAAATTTCATCACCAAAATTGGTATCAATAAATGGAGTATGTTCTTTATCTTTTCTGACAAAAAGAGAATCTCCCCACCCTTCATTATTATATGAAGAGGACATTTCCTTAATTTCAAATCCTCTTTGGCGCAACCATGAAACAATTATTTCGTGGGTACAACCGCTTATATGCTTATCGAGAAAAGATGTTTCCATATCAATAACATTAATATATGGAAGATATTTTTCAAAACCTTTAAGAACGTCCAGTTCTGATCCTTCAGCATCGATGTTTAAAAAGTCATATTGATTCATATCAATATTATTTTCTTCAATCAATGTAGAAAGAGTTTTTGTCTTTACAGAAATTCCATTTGTTCTGTTCCATTCTGGTTGACCTTGATAAAAACTAGATCCTTCACCATGAAGGTAAAAATCTTTTTCTTCACCATCAGTATCAGAAACGCATTGATTAAATGAAAGTATTCCCCATTTGTCAGCAACAGGTTTTGACATATGTTCATATGTTCTAGGGTCTCCTTCAATTCCTATCACATTATTCCCAACTAGTTTTGCATAGCAAAACATTTCACAGAAGTCCCACATACCAACATGTATAACTCCTTTTGGTTGAATATTAATTCTCTCAAATATACCAACATACTCAGAAGTTGGCGTAATTTGAACAGCATATCCTGTCGCTTCGTTGTACGAAGCATATGGACCAAGCATACTCATGATATGACTCCTATGGAACGATAAGATCTAACTGTCTCACATCAAATTCTGATGTCTTAATATCTATATGGTTTTTCGTGAAGGGTGTGCTATGTAAATGTGCATTTGGATATCCAGCTCTTGTTGGATCGGGCATACTAGGATCAGATCCATCGCTACCAGCAAAAATCATAATTTTCAGGCAACTAAGATATTTGAACAAATCAAATATCCCACAACACTGACCAATAATCACAAGATTTTTATGGCGAACAATATAGTCCATTAGATCTTGTAGTTCGTATTTGTCTAGGGGTTCAGTCCCCTCAAAAGTTTTTTGATTTTTAAAGATTTTTGTTTTTTTAGTCATATTAACAAAAACTCTATAATCCTTTTCTCTCATCTTATCGACAATACTTTGCCAGAAATCATCCTGCATTTGCCAACTATCACCTCTTTCGGGAAATAAAATACAGGTTTTCTCTTCTATATCTTTGGTTGCCCTAAGATCATAATCATATGCCTTTTGCAGCACCCCAGTATTTTGAATATTACTGCAAAAGTCCCAATAGTTAAATGGCATGTGGGCAACTTTTAATTTACCATATCGGTGAGCTTCTTGCATACAACGTGAATCTTGAGGGAAAAATCCATTACAAGACATCATAATTTCTTGTTGATCAAATGGATATCCAAGATAATCCTGAAAATCATCGGGATAAATTACAATTTCAGTGCATTTATGGGGGGAAGGAGTATAGTTGTCTAAGATAAACTTAACACCATTAAATATTCTTTTTTGACAAAGAATCTTGTAGGGAACGGGAGATCGAGATTCTAGAAAAAGAGTAGCCGCTGTAGCATCTCCCATTCCCCAACACATTAAATACCAATTTTCCCTAACAAATACTGACTTATCAATATTTAAAACTTCTTCTTTTGTAATTTCGCTAACTTTTATGCTCATGAATTTAAAATTTGTGATAGTCTAGAAAACGTTTCTGAAGTTGTTCTAGTGTGGATATTAGATGCTCGGTATAAATTGCGATTATAAAAACACTCCAAATCTGGAACATGGACATTATTTTCAGTCTGACACAAAAGAATTTTTTTATCATCCATAACGTTTTTATTCTGCATGGATATTGCCTGAAAAGCTCCAGAATTCTTTGCAACTATTATATCACAAAACGTGCTTAAATACGAGTTATGAATAATATCAGATTTGTGTTTACCAAAAATAGTTGGAGTATGAATAACATTCTGATTAACTATTTCATGACTTTCAGTATTCGTATAATAAAAATCATATTCAGTATGAACTGATGCTAATTGGTTTATTCTCGGCAACCAATCTTCATTATCAGTCTGTCCAGATCTACCTTTAATATTGACAAAAAGAATTTTTTTGCGAACATTTGTTTTTAAATTTTCAATTAAGAGAATAGACTCTTTATCTAATATTGTACCAAAATCAAAATCTAATCCAATATCATCTGGAATTTCTATATCGAATCCGTATTTCGCATAAACATGTTTCCAGAAATATTTTTGATTCGATACCATATCATATGGATATAAAGTCTTAAGAACTTCTTCCGTATTCAAATGAAGTGGTACATATATTGGGTTGCAAAACCATGTTGGAATAACTATATCACCATCTATATTTTCAGTTGGAATCAAATTAGGTACGGTTCTAATAAAAATATCAGGATATACCGTACCATCAGATCCATAAATGTACTGATAATATTCATTATTTGGATATTTTTCAATTAATAACTTAAAGAAAGGGATTCCGATGATGAAATCACCAAGATGCCCTTCCGTATAAAAACATACTTTCATTTCAAACTGGGTGATGCATTATCTTATCACTATAAACTTGTGCATTAATCCACTCATAAGTTTTACGAATTCCCTCCTCAAGAGTCTGAGAGTAATCCCATCCCAGTTTTTCGCGGATAAGATCATTATTCGAATTGCGTCCACGAACACCTAGAGGACCATTCAGAATATGCTTTTTAGTAATATTTTTCCCACCAACTTTTGCAGCAAGATCGGCTAAGTGATTGATTGTCACCATTTCTTCAGATCCAATATTTACTGGTCCAAGGAACTCTGATTGCATCAGACGGCGAGTTGCTTCAATACATTCATCAATATACAGGAATGAACGAGTTTGTTCGCCATCCCCCCAGATATCAATTTCCCCACCTGTGACAGGAAGTTCTGCAACTTTACGACACATAGCAGCGGGAGATTTTTCTTTGCCTCCAGTCCAAGTTCCCTCAGGACCAAAAATATTATGGTAGCGAGCGATCCTTACTGGAATCTGATAGTTTCTATTATATGCAAGATACAGTCTTTCGGAAAATAGTTTTTCCCAACCATATTCCGAATCAGGTCCTGCAGGGTAAGCATCAGATTCTTTCAATCCAGGATTGTCAACATCCATTTGAGCATATTCTGGATACATGCAAGCAGATGATGAATAGAAAATTTTGGTTTTATTTTTTTCTAGTTTATCATTTAACTTATGAACAGAATCTAATATATTAAGATTGATGCAAGCAGAGTTATGCATTACGTCTGCATCATGATCTCCGGTAAAAATATAACCAGCGCCGCCCATATCAGCAGCAAACTGATAAATCTCATCAAATGAATCTACATGTTCAAAGGGAACAAACTTGTAGAAGTTTCCAGCATCACCTTTAAATTGCACAACACGATCAACAAAATTTTGATCCGTTAGATCGCCACGAATAAATTCGTTTGCAGCAGAAACAGAATATTCTGGATACTTTAGGTCCACACCACGTACCCAATATCCCTCAGACCTCAAACGTCTGACCATATAACTTCCAATAAATCCACCAGCACCACACACAAGAGCTGTTTTTTGTTTTTCAGACATTAATAAATCTCCTTTGTAATTTAACTATAAAAAATAATTTAAATATTGTCAAGTATATTTGCCAATACTTTCATTTGGTTGGGAGTAACAAAATGATTATTTCCAACATAAACACCACATGTATGTAGTGTTTCAACATTTAGGGTTTCTTTTTCGGAAAAAACTTTATATTTTTTAAAAGCAGGATGTCTCAAAATATTACCACTGACAATTGGACGATGCTCTATTCCGCGAGAATCAAAAATTTCTTTAAGTTTTTGCACGTTCTTCTGATCTTTACAGATAATTGGGAAACAAAAACTACTATTACCAGTTTTATATTCTGGGATATAAAACTTATCAGAATTTTTTGCAATAGAAAAACAAAAATCTTTGTAATTTCTTCTGCGAATTTCGATCATTGTGTCAAGTCTTTTTAATTGCGACAATCCAAGAACTGCACAGATTTCATGATTTCTAAAATTATAACCATCAGTCATAAAAAGAAATTGCTTTGAAATACCTGGATTTTCCTCAGTATATTGTTTGAAACGATCTGGACTTGCTTCTCTCGCCATTCCATGACTACGTTTCATTCTCATAAGTTCATACAAGTCTTTATTATTGGTACAAACCATACCACCTTCAATAGTAGTCATATGATGACCAAAATAAAAACTAAAAGTAGATCCCAGAGAATCTTTCCCTCTACGAACACCTTGACTATTTTCTACGCCGTGAGATTCGCAAATATCTTCCAATATCAAAGCATTTGGAAATAGTTCTTTATACCTCTCAACATTTGCAGAAATTCCAAGTAGATGAGTGATAAAAATTGCCTTTACATCTGGATGTTCTTTTGCAATATATTCCAGATTTTTCTCATCAAAACTAAAGTTCCTAAGATTTACATCGCAAAAAATAGGAGTGAGACCTGATTGAATTACAGGAGCAATGTTTGTCACCCAAGTACAAGCAGGAACAATGACTTTATCTCCATCATTCAAACCATAAAGTTCCTTTACGGAAGATATTAGAAGTGAGTTTGCAGTGCTACCAGAAGACACATATAAAGAATAATCACATCCTAACCAGTTAGACCATTGATTTTCAAACTCTTTTACTTTTGGTCCGTTTGTAAGACGACTTGTAAAGAGAACAAATTTTGCCATTTTTAGACGATCTGAAAAAGTGATCGTATCTTTCATTAAGGGCCAATACATATCTTACGATTCCTCCTATCAGAATATTTGCTCATTTAGACACATATCTCTAACGAGTTCATCAAAGCTAATTTTTATTTTCCATCCAAGTTTTTCTCTAGCTTTGGTTGCATCTCCAATCAAAGTATCAACTTCAGATGGTCTGAAATATTTTTCAGATACGCGAATTACAACACGATCACTTACTGTATCTATTCCAACTTCATTGAGACCTTCACCTTCCCAACGAATATTCATCCCAAAATAAGGAGCACATTTTTCAACAAACTCACGAACAGAATGCTGCTCTTCAGTAGCAATAACATAATCATCTGGTTCATCTTGCTGAAGCATTAACCACATTGCCTCAACAAAATCCTTTGCATGTCCCCAATCACGCTTCGCATTTAAATTTCCAAGTTGAAGACAATCTAGAAGACCAGCCTTAATCTTAGATAATCCGATTGAGATTTTACGAGTCACAAAAGTTTCACCACGACGAGGAGACTCATGATTAAACAAGATTCCAGAACTTGCATGAAGACCCATCGATTCCCTATAATTTTTAGTGATCCAATGCCCATACAGTTTTGCTACACCATAGGGGGAACGTGGGTAAAATTGTGTAGTTTCACGCTGAGGAATTTCTTGAACCATACCAAACATCTCAGAAGTAGATGCTTGATAAAAACGAACATCTTTCTCCATACCAAGAATACAAAGACTATGGAGAATTCTTACGGCACCCAACGCATCCACTTCTGCAGTATATGCAGGCATTTGAAAGGAAACTTTCACATGACTTTGTGCAGCAAGATTATAAATTTCAGTTGGTTCTACTTCTTGAATGACATGCAGAATATTTGTAGAATCTGTTAGATCTGCATGATGGAGAACAACATCCTGAGCAAGATGATTGATTCTATCATTGTTAATAGTGGAACTTCTTCGAATTGTTCCATGAACCTCATATCCTTTACTTAGGAGAAGTTCTGCAAGATAAGAACCATCTTGCCCTGTTATTCCAGTTATTAAAGCTCTTTTCATACAAAATGAAATACTATGGTTATAATTCTAACATATAAGATTTTATTGGTCAAGATAGTAGTTTATTGTTTCATGAAGACCGAGTTCAAGATCAAATCGAGGCGTCCAACCAATCTCATTTTCAATTTTTGAAATATCTGTCGAATACCTACGATCATGACCTGGACGATCTTTAACAAACTCAATAAGGCTCTCGTCTTTACCCATAAGATTTATAATCTTTTTAAGAAGGTCAATATTTTGAATTTCATATTCACCTCCAATATTATATTTTTGACCTATCTTACCTTTAAACCAAATTTCTATTAGTGCTTCACAATGATCCTGAACATATAACCAATCTCTAATTTGTTTCCCATCACCATAGATTGGAACTTTTTTATTATTCTTAAGATTGTTTATTATAATAGGAATTAATTTTTCAGCGTGTTGTCTAGGTCCATAATTATTAGAACAGTTTGTAATTACAGCAGGAAGTCCATAAGTATTGTGGTATGCCATCACAAAATGATCCGATGCTGCCTTTGATGCAGAGTATGGATTTCGTGGAGAATAATTTGAGTTCTCTGTGAAATATCCATCATCAATAGATCCATAAACTTCATCTGTCGAAATATGAATGAACTTTTGAACTTCATATTTTAAAGATAAATTCAGAAGATTAACTGTCCCTAAAATATTTGTATGAATGAATTCTCTACAATCTTTGATTGAATTATCTACATGACTTTCTGCTGCAAAATGAAAAACCGTAGATGGTTTATGTTTTTTAAAAACAAACTCACAATTATGCTCATCGACAATATCAGTAGTATAAAACTTTACATTATCTGGAATATTATGCCGATCTGCAGCATAAGTTAATTTATCAATACAGATTACTTCTTCAGTTGTACAAGTAATTAAATGGTGGAGAAAATTACTTCCAATAAATCCTGCACCGCCAGTAACTAAAACAGTCATAATAAATCATTTTTTATCAAATATTTTTCTAAAATTTCTGGAGAATATTGAATAATATTATTGACATCCTTTTCTTCTTTTTTCAATTTTTCAAATTCATATACTCTTTTTCTCAACTCAGAACTTGAATATTGATGCTTCCTCAAGTGATAATAAATCTCTATTCCATTCTCAATACAATATTGCTTTCCGGTAAAATCAATATCTTTATATTCTTCACTTAAAAACCTAATATGAAAAGTTTGAGTCTTTATTAAATTGAGAAGATCTGCTTCAGTATCGTAGACAAGAATTTCATCAACATACTTACATCCTTGCACCTGAGTATATCTCTCATAAATCGACTGTACTGGTTTATTTTTTAAACCAGGTCTATCAATGGAAGGATCAACTTGAAGTGCTACCTTTAAATAGTCGCACATTTCTTTTTCCATTTTAAGCATTGTAACATGCCCAGCATGAAAAAGATCGAAACAACTGCAGTTAAAACCGATCTTCATATAAAAAAAGCTTTTGTATTATTATACTAAAAAAGGTGGGTTTATGCAACCCACCTTCAGTATTTTAGGTTCGCCATGCACGCCACCAATTTTTTGACTGGAAATTGGAAACCAGGCGGGAGAGAGTCCCATCCGCACCACTTGCTTTTGAGAAAAGCAAGAAAACAATAGGGTCATATTTGACTCCACCACTTAGTTTTAAGAAACTAAGAAAAGTTGGGTTAGTTTTGTGATTTCACTAATCCCGAAGAATGCACATAAAAACAGCACATCCCATAGTTTTAGTTTGATAGCAAATGGTACTGTAAGTATTCCTCCAATACATTTAATTAACAAACCGTTTTTAAAATCTCCCCATAACATGACTTGATATCCTATTATGAGGAGAAGGTTCCCAAGATATCTTAGGACACTTGTTTTAGACATAAGGGGTTTGCTCCCGACCAGTGCTTTTAAAGACTCTCCGTGTCTTCGTCGTCTCTTACATAACAAGGAACTCTATCTGGATCTAACCATTTTGCATATTCAAAATCTTCCATTGCAGTAGAACATTGTAGAACATTATCAAACAGATAAATGTCATTCCAGCGTTTGGTATAATAATTTTGCTTTTGCAAACGATAATCGGGTTTGCCGTTGATTTCAAGAATACCTGCCTCAACGAAACGGTATCCTTCGCGTTCCAGAAGAACTTTGGTTTTCATGCAACCTCAACAGATTCAAGATCAGCGGCGATGGTTTCCATCAGAATTTCATAGTCATCAAGAGGATCACCAGAAAATACGACACCTTCATTTTCATAAAAGCGACGAACCTTTTTATAAAGTTTCGGATTCTTTACATCAAGGTAGATTTC